TAAGGGCAGCAATGAGTTGCACTTGCTCTAGGTCAAAGATTGAGCCAGCCTTCTTAAGAGCGTTCTGCTTCTTCTGCTCGTCAGTCAAAGCCTTCTGAGCCTTAACCTGCTTAGTCTGCAAGGCTGCTAACTCCTTGGCTCGCTTGGCTGCTGTTGCCTCTGCTGCTCGCTGCTGAGCTGTGCGCTGTGCTGTACCTGCTGGAGATTTAGATCGATTAGTGCTTGGCTCATCAGTAAAGAGGTTGCCGATTAAACCCTTTTCACCACCGATGAGGCGACCAATATCTTGTCTAATCTTGTAATACTTAACTAAAGCTCCAACTGCTGTTCCAACAACTCCTGTAAAAGTGTTAAATGCTTTAGCAAAGGTTTCGATTGTCTTAGCTGCATCACTAGCTTCTGAACCCCCGCCGATTTTAGCAAGGGCATCAACTAAGCCTTCTCCAATTATTTCCTGAGCATTACCAGTTGCTACCGATAGGACTTCCATCTTGTAAGAGGTTGTATCGAGGTAAGCCTGAGCTGAACCGGCTGAGCGGGCAAGCATAATGCCTAGAATCTCGTTAAATGACTTAGTTGTAATCTCTGCTCTAGTCAAACCTGTGTTGTACTTAATCAAGCCTCTAGTAATGCCTACATAGCCTTTACCTAAGTCGGTTGCTACTGTTGCTAAATCTACTCCACTTGCTCTTGAGATTTGGATTGCATCGTTGAGCAACTTCTGAGACTGGGTAAGTGATCCGGTTGTTGTAAGTAATCCTTGAAAGGCTGGGCGAAGTACATCGTCTGCAATAGCGGCACTCTGCTCAAGTTCTGCGATAAAGGTTGTGACCTTAGCTTGTGAGAATGAAAGCCCAAGGTTATCGACTGCGGTTGCTAGTCGGTTAGCTGCTGCTTCATCGGCTGCGAAAGCCTTGACTGCCGCCTTGCCATAAGAGACCAGAGCAGTTGTGCCAAGGGCTAGTCCAAGATTTTTAAGAGTCTTGTTTAGTTTAGCAGCGGCTGATTCAGCCTTCTTAAATCCACGGGTGTCAGCCTTGGAAGCAATCTTAATCTCTTCATAGATCGTTGCCATTATGCTGCCTTCCTTAACTCTTGTTTAGCGCGAGCCCTGAATTCTGTAATGGCTGTGTCAATCGCTTTATTGACTGCTCCTTCTGCCTTGCCTCTGTTGTTAGCCCAAGCGCGATAGATTAAGCGACCTCGACCCTTTAGGCTGCCGACAAGCGGTGGCAGGTTAGCAATGAACTGTTCTCCGGCTTTAGGATTTCTGGACTTGCTGTATCGATTACTGCCTGAACCTTTAGGACCAACCCAAGGCTGTCCATTAGGATTAGCGCGACCAGCACCTTCATAGATAGAACCTACGCGGCTGTTGTTCTGAACGCTTGCCATCGAGCTGAAGCCTTGTGCATTTACCTTGCTAGGACTTGCTGAATACTTAATGCCAGCCTTCATGATTGAAGCATTAAAGGTTGGGAACTTGCCTTCGCTAAATGAGCGACCAGCCCACCCAGACATAGGAGATACAGCCGGAACGAATCCCTTTGCTTCTCTTACAACTGGGCGAAGAGCTGCGCCAATCTCTTTGCGTAAGGCTTTCTCAAGGTCGGGGGTGAAGCGTCGCATTGCTTTGCGAAGGTCAGCGTTTCCGCGTATTTCGATGCGCATCGCTTCGCTCCTTCCCTATGTCCTTGAGGACTTCTATATGTGCCTTGAACGCCATCGGTGATAACTCAACAATGGTTTGGAAGGGAACTCCATACTCGTAACTCAAACGAGCTGCGAGATAGGTGAGGGAGTTCCGATCTACCCTAAAGGGTCAGACTCTAAGACCTCAACTGACTTGAGAGTCTCAAGGAATCCTTCCCCGAAAGGTTTGACTGTTTCACCCGAACGCCTAATTGCTTCCCAGCAGAGCCAGTAAACATCTGACTGCTTCTGGTCTTCTATCAGAGCTTTGTGAAAGCCCTTCTTGGCGTATTGCTCGAAGGCGTACTCGATCAGGGGAGTTATCTCAAACTCTTGAACCTGTCCGTCAGCCCTTGTTACCTTTAGCTTTGCCATTGTTAGCCCCTTAGTTATTTATTAGGAAGTTGTGATTGCTACTGTACCAGAGACGTTCCAAGTTACAGACTGAGTTGATAGATCGCCAACTGCACCGTTGATATCGGTTGTGTTGTTGATAAGGCAAGTCATTGTGTAAAGAGGGTTTGTCGCTGAAGTTGCAGCAGAAGTCTGCTTGAGTGTAACTGTAGCGTTGTTTCCCCATTGTGCCTGAAGTGTCTGGAGAACGTTCGCTGTAGCTGTGTCGTTGAGGAAATCAATAGTGACTGAAGAAGCCTCTAGACCCTTGACGAACTTGTGACCTGAATCACCCATTGCTGTTACTTCGAGTTCATCGAATGAGCGGTTGAGTGTTACAGATGTGACGTGGTTTGAGAGATCAACTGCATTGACAGTTAGAACTACTCCGTTGCTTAGAAATACTGCCATTTCAGTTATTCCTCATCTTTCTTGGTAGTTGGCTTTGGTGCTGGTGTTGATGGAGCAACCTGTCCGATTTTCTCCAAGAACGCTTTTTGTTCATCGTGCCATTCTGACATGATTAACTCCATTCCGTTAGGGTACTGATCTGTATTGTACAGCTCAGTAAATCTCCAGTAGGTAGGCTCAGAACGGCTGGTGCGCTCACGCTCCCTACATTGAACACAATGCTCGATGCTTCCAAGAGTTGAAAGATGCGCACTATGTCATCTTCAATGCCTGCAAGGTTGCCTTGGTTATCAAGTAAAGGCACAAGTATGTTAAGTGAAAAATTAGCCATTGGCGCAATAGATGTGTAATCGTTATTAGTCGGGGTGATGTATGGATCAGCAGGACTGATGATTACAGAGTTAGCAATAGGGCTCGCTGGTGGGTAAGAGAATACTGACCACTTGGTGTTATCAGTAAGAGCCGAAGCAATGCTAGATCGTAGGGTGGTAATTGCTGGCATTAGCCCACCATTGAGTTAGGGCTGAGATATGGTGCAAGTAAGCCACGAACGCGAGCCATGAGCTGATTAGACATTGTGTAAGGGCTTGGAGCGAATCCATCGATGCTCACGCCTTGTCCGGTTGGAGCTTGACGAGCTTGCCAGATTGCCACGCTAATCATGAGGCTAGCCTCTTGGACTGCTGCAATAGTTGTGTAATCAACATAAGTATCTGCCGCAACCTGACCATAAGGATTGATTGGGTGATACGGATTGTCGCTGGTGTGATTTGTTGTGACATTGATACTCTTCTCACCAACGCCGGTGATTGTCTTAGTTCCATTGAACTTAGTACCGGACTTAGTGATCACAACTGACTGTCCTACATAGAACACATCTTGCACATAGTCATTGAAGTAGAGTGTGCCATCTGTGCCAACGTTGCTGTGTGCGATAGCAGGAGTCGTGTTAGTCCATAGAAAAGGCAACATAACATCATCAGAGGCATCGCAGACTGACTGCAATACGGCATCGGTGTAAAGAGTTCCGATACCTAATGCTGTGCGAAGTTCTGCAACTGTTGTGACGCTCATTGTTATCCTTTCTAAAGACTAGAGGGAGCTGCAAGGGCTCTGGCAGCCCCCTCTAGCGACTTAGGTGCTGCTATTAAGCAGTCATATTGAAGCGGCGAACGCCCTTGCCTGATTTGCCCACATAAATTGCGAGATAACCATAAAGTGCAATTTCCAACTCGCCTGAAGTTAAGATATTAAGTCTCAACTGAGTTTGAGGTGACTCCCAAACATATACAGAACCCGGAGCAACGAGGAATGCTGACTCGTCAATAATTCCTGCAGTTGTGATGTTGTGATCTACGATGAGATCAGTTCCAAGGATATTTCCACGAACGCTTGAAGCAACTGCTGTTCCTGATGCGTTCTGTGTTGCGCCTTGTGCTGAGTAAAGTGCGCGACCTGTTGTGTCTGCGTATCCTGTGATAGCAGCCCATTGGTCTGTTGAAGCAACGAGCTTGTTAGCGAAATCGCCACCAGTTCCCTTGTATGCCTTAGCGCCTTCTACAGAGATGAATGACTGAAGTCCTGCTGCTGTTGTAGCAACTGAAGTAGCCTGTGTTCCATCTGCTGTAAATGCAGCAATAAGAGCCTTGTCTGTAGCTGCTTCGTATGCCTTGCGAAGTTCTGCCATAAGAAGTTCCATGAACGCAGGGCTAGACCTGTCAATGAGCTCCCAAGATACTCGGTTAAGTCCGGCGAACTTGTTGACTGAAACTGTGTCATAAGCAGAGGTCATGCCTGTGTCTGTGACTGATGCACCTTCATTTACATCTGCAACTGCTGGAGCTGTGTCTGCTGAAGTTGCCTGTGTGTAGAGGCGTGGAACTGTAAAGCTCATGCCTGACTCAATTAGAGATTGGCGAGTTACAGCATCGAACGCTGGGCGCCCTGAGAATGTATCTGTGATGAATGAGTTGAGGTGCTGAGGGAGTGTCAGACCTGTGTTTGTTGATGTTGAGTCATCTGCTGCGCGTACTGTGCGGCGTGCTTCGTCATCTCCGAGAGCTGACTTGATTGATGCCTCAAGGTACTGAGCTGATGTGATCGGAGCTGTGCGCTCTTTTGTGTAGTGTGATGCTGCAACTGTTGGGCGAGCCGCTTCGACTGCTGCTGCTTCAACTGCTGGAGCTTCTACCGGTGTAGTGGTTTCTTCCACGACTGGCTCGCTTTCTGGTTGGATTGGTTCAACAGGGAGTGATTCCTCTGCTGCGATCTCTAGCACCTGAGCAGACTTGAAAGCCGGTTCAGTAACGAGAGAAACTTCTTTTAACTTGGCTGATGTGACAACTGTGTGTCCATCGCGTGATGGCTTTGATGCAAGAACTTCAGCACCCACCGACAGCCCTGAAACCAGTCCTTCTTGTGCCATGATCATGGCATCAGAACCAGCTTGGCTGCGACTTAACTTAAAGGTTGCATAGATACCGTCTGCGCGAGTCTCTGCCGCAATCATGCGCCCAACTGGCTTCTTCATATCGTGCTGTGATAGCAACTTAATTTTGGATACATCTGCAATGTCAATAGAGCCAGCCTCGAATACAACGCCGCCCATGTTGGTATTGCCCACTTCGCCTGTACCCATTGGCACAATCTTGCCTGAGATTTCTCTGCGATCTTCATTGCACTCGATTGAGGCTGCTTCGATGATTAGGTTATTCATTAGTTCATTCCTTCGATTCCGTTGGGAGTTAAGTCTGTCATTTCCATCGCTTGCTCTGTAGAGATAAGTCCTAGGGTAAGAAGCTTCTCAATTACTTGGAGTTCAACTAATGGATCGTTCTTTAAGAAGGTATCGAATACCGCAAAGCGAACTTCGTGACCGTCTGTAGAGATATCGTTCATAGAGAATCGCGCTTGAATAGCCTGAATGTAAGGCTCAATAGATAGCGCATAGAACTGCTTGCGCTCATCTTGCACATTTGCATAAGTCATTGTGGTGTTCTGATCTGCTGAAAGATAATAGGCTGGCACATTCATTGCGCGAGCAATCTCAGTTGATAGGTTCTGAATAGCCTCGTTGTACATCATATCTTTAGGCGAGAACTGTGTTGATTGGAACTCAAGAGTAGATGTTAGGTAAGCAGTAGAGTTGTTGTTACGGCTACGCTTCCAAGCTGCAAGGAGTCCAGAGACTTCAGCCGCCGGAAGGTCTGCGCCTGTGTTCTTTAAGATTCCACTAGACATTGGAGTAGCAGAAGCAACTGAAGCTGCTCGGTTGATATCAATGGCTGACTGGATTGTGCGACCAGCGCGCTCTAAAACGCCCTCATCAAATCCCTGAATAGTAACAATGTCATTCATATCGATTGGCTGGATATCGATGTAATACTGAGTAACCATGATGCCTTCAAGGTCAGTTGTAAAGGTAACGCGTGAATTGGCAATCCATTCAAAGGCTGCTGGTCTGCCATCTTCTGCATAACGCTCTGTAACTCGAAGGTAGGACACTCCGTAGAATAGAAGTGAGTCCACGATCCAAGTAAGAGTTACGAATGAAGGCTGGTTCTTTGCAAGCTGGTTAATCCATCGAGGCGCGGCAATTACTTCGCCTGTGCGCTTGTTGTAATACTCAAGTGGGATTGATGCAACAGTTCCGCAGATAAGGTTTCTTGCGCGAGCGACGGAACTGACGGACATGGCATCTTTGCGAGAGACTCGAAGGGCAATCGCGTTATAGA